GTTGTCAAGAACTTCTTGGATTCTAATCCTGATGGGTATTGTCTATATTTTGACACTGAAGCCGCTGTTAACAAGTCTCTTCTCGCAGATCGCGGTATTGACTTGAATCGACTTGTGGTGGTCAACGTTGTGACCATTGAAGACTTCCGTGGTAAAGCCCTGAAAGCGGTGGATCTATACTTAAAAAAACCTGAAGAAGAGCGTGCTCCTTGCATGTTTGTGTTAGACTCTTTGGGGATGCTTTCCACTGAGAAGGAGATCAATGACGCCCTCAACGACAAACAAGTCCGCGACATGACCAAATCCCAACTGGTCAAAGGTGCGTTTCGCATGATCACCCTCAAACTGGGTCAAGCCAACATTCCCATGATCGTTACCAACCACACTTATGATGTCATCGGCGCTTATGTCCCTACAAAGGAAATGGGAGGAGGCAGCGGACTCAAGTATGCTGCTTCTACAATCATCCATCTCAGCAAAAAGAAAGAAAAGGATGGAACAGAAATCGTTGGAAACCTTATCAAGGCTAAGACTGCTAAGTCTCGTCTAAGTAAGGAGAACAAAGATGTTACGGTGCGTCTGTATTACGATGAGCGTGGTCTTGATCGATATTATGGTCTTCTTGAACTGGGAGAGATTGGTGGTCTCTGGAAAAATGTGGCAGGTCGTTATGAGATAGGCGGCAAAAAAGTTTATGCAAAGGCGATCCTCAAGGATCCTGAACAATACTTTACTCCCGAAGTCATGGAGAAGCTTGATGAAATTGCAAAACAAGAGTTTCGTTACGGGTGATTTTATCAAACTGTATGAAGACGCCTTGGGTGAAAAAGAGTGTGACATTCTGATTCAATTTTTTGAACAGAGTCATGCGAAAGAGATAGTGAAGAATGGAGGAACTCCAAACTTTACTCAACTGAATATCAATAAGAGTAATCCACAACTAATTGCACAGTTGTCACGGATTACTCAGAACGTTTTGTCTCTTTACAAAAGAGAACTACCAGAGTACACTAGATGGTATCCTTCAAGGCTTTTCTTGGAGGAGTTTCGCGTGAAGAAATATCATGCCAGAACTAAAGACAGGTTCGACCCACACGTCGATGTGCAAGACCATGCTTCTGCAAGAAGATATCTTGCATTTCTTTTCTATCTAAATGAAGATTTTAGTGGTGGGGAAACTGAGTTCCCGCATCACAGTAGAAAGATCACACCGAAGACTGGCTCGGTGATTGTCTTTCCTCCAACTTGGCAATATCCTCATGCAGGATTGAAAGTTAAGAAGGGAGTTAAGTATATAATGTCAACCTATTGTCACTACTATTGATGGACGAACGCATTGAAACTACAATCCTGAGGAGTCTTGCTCATAATGAGGAGTTCTCTAGAAAGGTGTTACCTTTCATCAGGTCTGAATATTTTACAGATTATACCGAAAAAGTAGTATTTGAGGAGATCTGTAAATTCATCTTCAAGTACAATAAACTTCCAACGCAAGAAGTCCTTCGTGTTGAAGTTGACAGTCGTTCGGATCTCAATGAAACCTCCTACAAGGATGTTACTAACTATGTGAATAATCTAGAGAAGACTGTTCTGGACTTCACTTGGTTGAGTGACATCACTGAAAAGTGGTGTAGGGACAAAGCAATCTATCTTGCTCTGATGGAGTCTATCTCCATCGTTGATGGTAATGATGATAAGAAAACTAAGGATGCAATCCCTTCAATTCTATCTGATGCACTTGCAGTTAGTTTTGATACTAACGTAGGTCACGATTATCTTCAGGATTATCAAGAACGATATGATTTCTATCATCAGACCGAAGAGAAGATTCCTTTCGATCTAGAGTTCTTTAATAAGATTACGAAAGGTGGTCTCCCTAACAAGACATTGAATATTGCACTTGCTGGTACTGGTGTTGGTAAGTCCTTGTTCATGTGTCACATGGCTGCATCTTGTCTCTTACAAGGTAAGAATGTTCTCTACATTACCTGTGAGATGGCAGAAGAAAAGATCGCAGAACGCATTGACGCTAATCTTTTGAATGTCAATATCCAAGAGATTCAAAACATGCCTAAGTCAATGTTTGAAAACAAAGTAACCAACTTGAGTAAAAAAACTCAAGGTACTCTTATAATTAAAGAGTATCCCACCGCTACTGCACATAGTGGACACTTTAAGTCACTTCTTAACGAACTTGCACTTAAGAAGTCATTTAGACCTGATATTATTTTCATTGATTACCTTAATATATGTGCTTCCTCACGATATCGCGGTAATCTTTCTGTCAATTCATATTCGTATATTAAGGCTATTGCAGAGGAGCTTCGAGGGTTGGCTGTTGAAACAAACGTCCCTATCGTATCTGCCACGCAGACCACTCGCTCTGGTTATGGTAGCTCTGATGTTGAGCTTACTGATACTAGTGAGTCCTTTGGTCTCCCTGCTACTGCTGATCTTATGTTTGCCCTTATTAGCACTGAGGAACTTGAATCACTTGGGCAGATAATGGTTAAACAGTTGAAGAATCGATACAATGATCCTACGATGAATAAAAGATTTGTTGTTGGTATTGATCGTGCAAAGATGCGACTGTATGATTGTGAACAATCTGCACAAGCTGATATACTTGACTCTGGTCAGGATGAAGAGTATAATTATGAGGAAAAGAAATCTGGCCCTAAAAAATCGTTTGAAGGTTTTAAATTTTAATGACTGAAACTATGACAAAATCCGTTGACTTTCAAAAGTATTCCGAGTTCGTAAACGCAGTTACTTCTGATGCGTCTACCGATTTTCTTGCTCTTTCCGATCGTCTGGTTGAACTGGATGAAAAGGGTGCAAACATTGAACGTCTTCTCACCGCTGGTGTTGGTATCAATGCCGAGGGTGGAGAGTTCCTTGAGATTATCAAGAAGATGATTTTTCAAGGTAAACCTTTCAATGCAGACAATAAAGAACACATGATTATCGAACTTGGTGATCTAATGTGGTATGTTACTCAGGCGTGTATGGCACTTGAAGTGTCTCTTGATGAAGTAGTTGCACGTAATGTGACCAAACTTGAGAAGCGTTATCCTGGTGGTTCTTTTGATGTGTACTATTCAGAAAATCGCGCTGAGGATGACCTGTGATTAATCTTGAGATGAGTATGCATGACGCAGTTGTTCTACGACATACTCTTTTCATGCATACAAAAGATCATCCAGGTTTCTTCTCCGATGAACGTATTCTGAAAATTAGAGAATTATCCCAACAGTTGGATAAAGAAATTGAAAGAGAGTTTAACATTCAACAAAAGGAGAATGAAGAATGATTAATCTAGAAATTACACCAGAACAAGCAAACGAACTTCGTTATGCATTGTTCCTCCATACTAAACATGATTCTATCGAGTTTCCCTCTGCTAGGGTACAACTTATTAGGAGTGTCATTCAGATGCTTGATATCGAAATTAGTAATAATACTAATAGTAGATTGTGTGCTCAAGAAGAAAACGAAGAAGAATGAAATAAATACCCCCGTAAGGGGGATTTTTTATGGCAAAGTTAAACGAGGGAGACGTAATGGAGGGCATCTTTGCCATTGCTCTCGCAGAACTATTTGCTTGGGGAACTATTTCAAAGACTCGTTTAAATAATGTCCGACGAAAAGTAGATACAAGTTTATTCAGAACAGGTAGATATAAAACTCAAATTAGAAAATTTAGAGACGGTAAACCAGAAGATAGAATTGAAGTCAACCTTGAAATGAGGATGAAATATGAATCTACACGGATGGCATTCGGAGAAGAATATGCTCCTCTTTACGATAAAAGTGGCGATATAGGTAATCTTGATAGAAAGATTGACTCTTTGATAAGTTATACAAAATCAAACTATCGAAGAATGGTTGATCAAGTGAAAAGAAGTTACCTTGATAACGATAAAGAAGATGATGTTGTAATTACAATTGTTGCGGATGGAATTGCTGGTGAATCTTCTGGTGGTATGATCAAGGGAGATTTGGAAGTATTAGTAGATATTAATGGTGTCAAGGCAATGGACCAGAAGTTGAATTTTTCACTGAAGTCTGGAAGTAAGACTCTTGCCAATCTCAGTCCATATAATGGTATGATGGATATCCTTAAAAGGTTTGGTGCTCAGGTGTCGGATCAACAGATGTACGCTTCCACCCTAGGTGGAACTCTTGCACAAGCAAGGACACCTGCAGAGAAAAAAATGAAAGTTGATTTAATTAAACAACTTTATAATGAGGTTTTGACCACACTGAAAGATCAACAGGGAACAGCTGCATTTAAACAACAAGCATTTCAACTTTTTAGAGATGTAACTTTTGGGGATGATCTTGCAGATGTTGTTGATATTGATAAAACTAAAGTCAAAGAGATGACTGTTGATTATATTAATGAACTGGAACAAAAAGTTACTAATTTTGCAGTAGAAAAAAAGTCTGATAATCTTAAGTTTAAGATAATGCCTCAAAATAAAGAATTATTTCAATTGAGATTTAAAAATAGATCTGCAACAATAAATGGTGAATTTAAAATTAAAGAACTTAAGTTTTATATTGAGGCAGGCCCCGCTGCCTATATTCCTAAATAACTACAGGTCACGATCCCCTGACTTAAATTAATAATGAAATCATTTTCTCAATTCCTTAAGGAAGCCGTAGAAACTTCTGCGTCCACTCAAGCTAAGAAACTTGGGTTGACTGGTGATGGTCATGGTGACTGGTACGATAAAGATGGAACACTTGTCGCTAAAACAGTTAGTGGTAAGTTAAAGTTCTTTGGTCAAGGTAAGAAGTCAAAAGAAACAGATTCAAATGTAGAGACAAAAAAACCTACGACATCTAAATCGGATGCAAAGACGAAGACCACCGTTTCTAAAACTGAACCGAAAAAAGTATCTCAACAAAAATCTGGAGAATCAGAGACGGAGGCTGATGAAGAAAAGCCCACGTCTGATGGAGTGGTTATCGTTTTTGGAAGGTTTAATCCTCCCACAATTGGTCACGAAAAATTACTCAATAGAGCTGCTAAAGAAGCCGAAAAAAATGGATATGATTTGAAGATTTATCCATCTAGGAGTCAAGATAAGAAAAAAAATCCACTTGACGCAGGAGCTAAAATTGATTATATGCGTCAGATGTTCCCTAAGTATGCAGATAGTATTGTTGATGATGCAAACTCCAAGACTATCTTTAATGTGATGATAGGCGCTAATGAAGGTGGATATAAAAATATGAAGATCATGGTTGGTGCTGATCGTCTTGGTGAGTTTCAAGGTCTAAGTCATAAGTACAATGGTGAACTTTATAACTATGATAATTTGGAAGTAGTTTCTGCAGGAGATAGGGATCCAGATGCAGAGGGTGCAGAAGGTATGTCTGCATCAAAACTTAGACTCGCAGCGAGTGATGGAGACTTTAAGTCTTTTGCTAAGGGTGTTCCAAATACTTTAACAAACCAAAAGAAAATGGAACTCTATAATACTCTTCGTAAGAGTATGGGTATGAAAGAGGAATTAGAAACTTGGGAAATTGCTCCTAAGTTTGATGAGGAATCTTTGAGAAATCACTATATCAAAGAGAACATTTATTCTATTGGAACTATCGTAGAGAACATTAATACTGGATTGAGGGGAAAAGTTCTTAGAAGAGGAACTAATTATGTCATTGCAGTTACCGAAGGTGATGTAATGTTTAAATCTTGGTTGAGAGATCTGATTGAACACAATGATAAACCTCATGAAGTTGGAACCGATGAATATAGGGAGTATGTTCAGGGATTAACTCCTGGGCAAAAAATTGCAAGATACAATAAGACAAGAGTTCTACCCACTATGACTAAAAAGAAATCTGATAAATAAAACATAGGCAGTCTCAGATTTCGGATACATGAAAAGTTGGAATAGTTTCTCACAAGAACTTACCGAGAAAAAAGCCAAGAAAGATTACGATGGCGATGGTAAGATCGAAAGCGGTTCAAAGGAACATGCTGGGGTAGTTCATAACGCTATTCAACGTGCCAAAGGCAAAAAAGCCGATGGTCAAGATACCCGTAAAGAAGAACTTGAGATTGAAGAGGGTTATGATGAACCCAAAATGCATTCTGCTGTAAAGCGTGTGATGACTACACAACCTGCTGCTAAAGGTAGAGCAGCAAGTCGTCTTCATAGTAAGTATTCTATGAGATCGAAAGGTAATACTGCTGGAGAAACTGACGGACCTGGACCAAATGCCCCTAAGAGATCTGGTCGTAAGGGTCGTGGTTCTGAGACCGACAGAGGATCGGGTAATGCTGCTAAACGCCGCATGAAGAAAGAAGAATTTCAATCAATAGAAGAGAAGAAAGATCCTTGTTGGGATAGCCACAAACAAGTTGGTATGAAGAAGAAGGGCGGTAGAATGGTCCCCAACTGTGTACCTAAAGAAGAACTCGAATTAGAAGGTTACAAGGGTAAGCACGGTCAGTCTGATAAAGAATATGCAGACTCCCGTTCTCAAGGTGGTAAGATGATCTCTGGTGACTCCAAGAGATCTGGTGCTGAATACACCCATGGTCGCAGAGTCAAGGCAGAAAACCCTGGTATGCAACCTGATGTAGGTGGCAAGACCAAACCTAAGTCTCAAGGTAAAATGGACAAAGGCACCAAAGCAGATCTTGAGTATCGTAAGGCAAATCTTAAGAAGAAAGAACAGAAAGAAGAAGTAGAACTTCAGGAACTCGATATTAAGGGTGCAGTGTCTGGCGCTCTTAATAAAGGATCTCAGTTCATGAAGAAAAATCCAGTTGGTAGAGCAGTAGGTAATGTACTGAAACCAGTTGGTGCTGGTCGTGGCACTGCTCGTCCTTCTGTCCGAACTCTGAATACGATCCGCCAAAACCAACAGAGTCAAATGAATTCTTTTGAACCAGAGGGTGAAATGACCGAAGGTATCCTCGGTGGTGCTGGTCTTATCGCTGGAGGTCTTGCAGCATACAAAGCAATCAAAGGAATGCAAACCGTCAACAAAATGAAGAATGATGCCAAGTCAGGTAAAGGACTTGCTGGTAGACTTCAAAATAGAACAAATACAATTAACAAGGCTCTAGGAAATTCTTTTGAACCAGAAGGTGAACTAGTTGAAGGTATTCGCGACAAAGATCCAGAAAAGGGAACCGAAGAAAGAAAGAAACGCCTTGAGAAAAAGCGTGGACACAAAGTAGATGATCATCCCGAGTATGCGAAAGAGTCTGTAACTCCTGGACAACCTGCAGAAAAACTGAAGACTGGACGTAAGATGTTCACTATTCCCGATGAGGAAAGATCTGCAGCTGCTGCACGTCTTAAGGAGAAGGCTAGAAAGAAGCGCGAAGAAAAAATGAAGGAAGAACTTGAGATCAAAGAAGGATCTTGCGGATCTTCTAAGAAAA